AGGCGGCGGCGACCCTAAAGAACTTATGTTAACTAACATGACAGATGAGTTAGAGAATTATCCTACACTTTTAAAAATGAAAGAGCATTTTGGTATTATTGGAGATCAGAACGAATTTAAAGTCCGTTGTCACACTCAATTAACTGGACAGATGTTCAACTTGCATATTGACAAATTATGGGATCGTTGTTTAGAAGATCCAGAAAAAATATGTCGTATTACATTTTTCTTAGAAGATTGGAAACCTGGACAATTTTATATGTATGGTAATTATATATATGAACGTTGGAAAGCCGGCGAAGCACATATTTTTGATTGGCCCAATGTACCACACGCAACGGCTAATACAAGTAGTTACCCGAGACCGATTATTCAGATTACAGGATTAAAATCTGATAAAACACGAGAATTAATTGAAAACGGCTCACGTGACACAGTATGGCAGATTTAAATGTTAAAACGTCACTGTATGTTTCAGCCACTTCGCAAGTGTATCGTTGGAAAAAGTTATGCTCCAGAATTTTATAACTTCATTGAAGACTCTGGTACAAGAAGTAGATGGCAACGCATAGCGGAAGAAACAGAAGAAGATTACCAACACTTAATTAACTTATTACACCAGTTTGGTGTAGAAACCATTAGACCTGTTGTAGAAGAAAAAGCAGAGTTTGTAAAAAGAAAAACCAACAACGCATTCTTTAAACAATACGGATTTCAAAATGGAGAAACAGACTTTCCTACTTTTGATTGTCTTTTGCCTCCACCAATGGAACCGCGTGATTGGTTTATGATGTTGGGTGAACAATTTATACATTGGTTGAAACCATATCAACTACCACAGTATCAAAATATATTAGACTTTGTACAAAGTCATGGTAATTCAATTAAACATAGCGATACAGTGTTAAATGCTGAAGGCTACATCACTAAGATAGGTACAAGAATCACATATAGTTTAGGAACATTTCAAAACTTCCCATTGCCAACAACAGAATTTGATAAGTTTGTTAATGAATTTGCAAGTGAATATGACAATAGATATTTTGATGTTCTTGGATTCCAAGATGGAGGTTATAGGCCACTGAAACCAGGTGTGTTATTAAGTTTATACGAAGCACCACGTTATGCAAGTACATTTCCAGGATGGACTGTCATTAGTGTGTTAAATGATAGTTGGGCTAAAATGGATAAGTGGTTAGAATATAAACAAAGTCGTAGTTGGAAAATGTGGAATAAAGATGCTGACCAAGAAAGAAAAGAACTTGTATATGAATGGTTAGACAACGGCTGGCAAGAATATTGCAGTCGTAATGTATTTGATGCAAACATATTAAGCATAGACGAATCAAATGTTATAGTGTTTAACGACAATCCACAAGTAAAAAAGAAGTTAAAAGAAAATGGAATTGAACAACATATCAGCCACTTTCGTCATAGGTATTTTTGGGGCGGCGGTATACATTGTATTACAAGTGACATAGACCGAGAAGGTGAATTGGAGAATTATTTTGGACACTAAAGTAAGAAGTCTTGTTAAAACTATATCTTGGAGATTAACTGGTACACTACTAACATTTTTAATAAGTTGGGCTATACTAGGCGATATTGCTACAAGTAGTGCTATTGCTATAATACAATTAACATTTAATACTTTTGCATTTTATATACATGAACGTATATGGAATTTATCTAAATGGGGAAGAAAGTGAAACCAATACTAACAATAATGACAGGACCACAAGGTAGTGGCAATCATCTATTCAGTAAAGCATTAGGTCAAAATAAAAATATTTTTGCATGGCCCAGTTTACAAGAAAAGTATTGGGAAGGGCACGACTTAGAACCATTTGCAGAATATTGGAAATACCCTAGTAGATTAAACAGATTTGACTGGACGCAGAGTTATCATTATGCAACAAGTATTAGTTGTCCATATTTTGATGATGGTAAAGAAACTATTCCAAATTATAAAAAATTCACAAAAGAAGCAAGTAAGTATGCAGATATTCAATTTGCTATAATTGGTAGAGATAGCAATATTATAAAATTACAACAAGAACGTGTAAGGGGTAAACATACTACTCCTTTTTTTATGAAAGAGATTGAATATATAATCTCAAATTATAAAACAATTTTTGCAAGTCAAGAGTTATTATACTTGTATAAATTATCTTATTTAAATTGGTTAGAAACAGAAATGGGAGTATTGCCAGTAGAACTAACTACAAACGATACTATACTTTTAAAAATATTGAATACTGACGCCAATGCAAAATATATATCACAAACAGAGTCGAAATTAGACGAAACAATAAAATTAGCAAGTAGTAAAAAAGGTGCAATATGAAAATTTTAATATTTGGTTTGCCTGGTAGTGGAAAAACTACACTAGCAAAGCCAATGGCGGACTTACTCGGTGCAATACACATTAATGCAGACGAAGTACGCAAAACTTATAATGATTGGGACTTTAGTTTAGAAGGTCGTTTAAGACAAGCCCAACGTATGCGTCATTTAGCAGACGGGGTTGTAATGGCAGGTAAAATTGCAGTTGCTGATTTTATATGTCCTACTAAAAAAGCACGGGAAGAATTTAATCCAGATTATACAGTTTGGATGAATACTATAAAAGAAGGTCGTTACGAAGACACAAATGCTATGTTTGAAGATCCACTTAATTACGATTATCATGTAGCAGATTGGTTTAATGATACACACGCACAACTATCAGAAGTTATAAAAAATTATATTCTTAGAAAAGAAAATAAACCTACAGGGAGGCTATAATGTTTGACTGGAAGAAGCCAACAACACAAATGTTAGGTAGATGGCAACCATGGCACGATGGTCATACAGAATTATTTAAACGTGCATTAGCACAATCTGGACAAGTAATTATTATGGTTAGAGATGTACAAGGAGCAGATGCCGGCATGGGTAATACTGATAATCCTTTTGATTTTAACCAAGTTGTAGTCAATATACGCAATGGTTTAGAAAAGCATGGATTTACAATGAATCAAGAGTATATTGTTATGAAAGTACCTAATATTATTGACATAAGTTATGGCAGAGGTGTGGGTTACACATTTACAGAACATGACTTAGGAAAAGAAATACATAACATTAGTGCAACAAAAATCCGTGCAAATATGCGGAATTCTGGTAAATTATAAAAAAAGATAAAAAACCGGTTGACTTTGACTATCCAATACTGTATATTAATAATTAACAACTAACACAAAAGTCTTTATAAAACTTTTGAGTTTGTGGCGGAACAACTCTTCGGCAGAGGGGTAACGCACACTAATTCTTTTTAGGCGCCCGAGTGGGTAGGTTTAAGAGGAGGTGGTTCTAGTAAATTTCATATCTAAACCTTGCAAAAAATAGATGTGATCTGCTATTAGAAAGTTGGGGGTGAGTTCACAGCAAGGCCCTCCGAACAGTTAGTTGTAACAATTATTTCACATTCAGAAAAAAAAGGTTGACTTTGGATAAGAAGATAAATATAATTGTTAGCAGTACATCAGGAAGGTGTACAAATTGCTATCATAGGCAATATTATTAATAACATAACTAGGCAAAAGAGAGGCATATATTATGGCATCATTAGCAGACATCCGTGCGAAACTACAAGCACAGGATACCCGCTCACAAGGCGGAAACCGCGGCGGCGACAACGCAATTTTCCCACATTGGAACATTTCAGAAGGACAAAGTACAACACTTCGTTTTCTTCCAGATTCCAATTCACAAAACACATTTTTCTGGGCCGAACGAGCAATGATTCGTTTACCGTTCCAGGGTATTAAAGGACAAGTAGATAGTAAACCTATTACTGTTCAAGTACCTTGTATGGAAATGTGGGAACCAGTAGGTTCTTGTCCAATTCTAGCAGAAGTTAGACCATGGTTTAAAGATAGTTCTTTAGAAGACATGGGTCGTAAGTATTGGAAAAAGAAATCTTATGTATTCCAAGGTTTTGTGCGTGATAATCCATTAGATGAGGAATCTCCAGAGAATCCAATTCGTAGGTTTATTATGGGACCACAATTATTTAATATTATCAAGGCATCTTTAATGGATCCTGATATGGAAGAATTACCAACAGATAGCAACAAAGGAATTGACTTCCGTGTTGTAAAAACTTCAAAAGGTGGTTACGCAGATTATTCAACTTCTAATTGGGCAAGAAAAGAAACTGCTCTTTCTGAGGAAGAACAAAAAGCGATTGAAACATATGGTCTATATGACTTAAATGATTTCCTTCCTAAAAAGCCTAATGAAGCCGAAGTTGGCATTATCAAACAAATGTTTGAAGATAGTGTTGATGGCAAGGCATATGACTCTGAAAAGTTTGGACAATATTTCCGACCTTCAGGAGTACAACTACCGGACAATGGTAGTGCTAAAACAGTAGAAGCGGCTCCAACGCCAACACCTACTGCAACTCAGACATCTGCTCCAGCAGAAACTGTGTCTGCTCCACAAGTTGAAGCAGTTGCAACTCCGGTTGCGGCACCAGTGGCAACACCGGCCCCAGCGGCAACAGGTGGTGAATCAGGACAACGTGCTGAAGATATTTTAGCAATGATTCGTTCAAGACAACAGTAATAAATCTAGGGAGGCGACTTCGGTCGTCTCCTATTTTTAACGTGAGAGATAAAACATGGCAAAACCGTTTGACGTAAGTAAATTTCGTAAAGATATTACGAAAAGTATTGATGGGTTAAGCATTGGCTTTAATGATCCAACAGATTGGATTAGTACAGGAAGTTATGCATTAAACTATCTAGTAAGTGGAGATTTTAATAAAGGTCTTCCATTAGGAAAAGTAAGTGTATTCGCAGGAGAATCAGGAGCAGGTAAAAGTTACTTTGCATCTGGTAACGTAATTAAATCTGCACAAGATCAAGGTATCTTTGTAGTATTAATTGATTCTGAGAATGCATTAGATGAAACGTGGCTACAAGCATTAGGCGTAGACACAGACGAAAGTAAACTATTAAAATTAAGTATGGCAATGTTAGATGATGTTGCTAAAACTATTAGTACGTTTATGAAAGATTATAGAGATATGCCCGATGGTGAAAGACCAAAGGTATTATTTGTAATTGACTCATTAGGCATGATGATGACACCAACAGAACTTAATCAGTTTGATAGTGGTGACATGAAAGGTGATATGGGTCGTAAAGCAAAAGCTCTAAAGGCATTAGTAACAAACTGTGTTAATATGTTTGGTAGTTATAATGTAGGGCTAGTAGCAACAAACCACACTTACCAATCGCAAGATATGTTTGACCCAGATGATAAAATATCTGGTGGACAAGGCTTTATATATGCTTCAAGTATTGTTATTGCAATGAAGAAGTTAAAACTAAAAGAAGACCTTGACGGAAACAAAGTAAGTGATGTACGTGGTATTAGAGCAGGTTGTAAAGTAATGAAAACTCGTTACAGTAAACCATTCGAAGGTGTACAAGTAAAGATCCCTTATGAAACAGGAATGGATCCTTATAGTGGACTTGTTGAATTGTTTGAAAAAGCCGGCTTACTTAAAAAGCAAGGCAACAGACTTGCATACAAATCAAAAGATGGAACAGAAGTTATTGAGTTCCGTAAAAACTGGACAGGTGAAAAACTTGAGATTGTAATGAAAGACATTACATCTGGAGAAACAGTTTTAGATACTGAAGAAGTAACCGAACCAGTCACAGAAGAATAAGGAGGCCTTATGGAAGAGGATATGCTACCAGAAATTTGGAATGTATTAAAAGAATATATTCCAGCAAAAGATAAAGTTACTGCGGCAGATCATTGGGTATCATCTTTAATTGACTTAGGTGTTAGTGAAGAAGCATTAAAAGAATTGGGCAAAGAAGACAATCATATTCGTGATGCAGTTCAGAACGCAATACCAGACGAAGAATTAGTAGATGACGAAGATCCTTACGGAGACGAATAATGAGTTGGTATGGTAAAGTAACACACGATATATCAAAGTTACCAGATTTCATTTTACATTTTGAAAAAGAACTAGATGAAGCAAAAAGAGATGTAGGTATCTACGGTATTGTAGAAAAAAGTATTCGTGCTTTACCAGGGGTAACTGAGCACCGTTTTAATCAACTGCAAGAAGTTGAAGCGGTGCTCAACCATCTTAATATTCAATTAAGAAAAATTCGAAGAAAACATTTTCAAAAATATCTTGAAACATATCAAAGAGCATTAACAAGTCGTGATGCTGAAAAGTATGTTGATGGCGAAGATGAAGTTATTGACTTTGAAACATTAATAAATGAAGTTGCGTTATTGCGTAACAAATGGCTTGGAATAATGAAAGGCCTAGATGCAAAACAATGGCAACTAGGACACATTGTTAAACTTAGAACAGCCGGAATGGAAGATGTATCATTATAATACAAGTAAAAAAGCAGTAGAAATACTGTCTGAATACAATAAATTCTCAAAAGAGTATAGTAAATATGTTACTGCATTTACTGAAGAAGATAATGAGAATCCAGATTGCGTAAAATTTAAACAACAAAAATATACATTAGATCAACTAGCAGAAGATTTAAATCGCAGTTTTAAAAAAGTAAGTTCAGATGTATTTGACCAAAAAATATTAAATACAGAACGTAAGTTAGAACAAGTAAAAGTTGATTTTATGAAGGGAATGTTGAATAATGGATTTCTTATTAAGTAACCCAGCCAATTCTAGACTACACAGTCTTAATTTTTTACAACAAATATACGGATACCCTGAAATGCTAGAAAGTATTGACAGTGTATTAGATGTTGGAAGCCGAGATGGACATGATGCATTTTGGTGGGCAATGTGTGATGACGGTGATGAAACAAATCCAATTCCGCTTAATATCAATGTCACTGCACTAGATAAAAATCCTATTTGGAATACAGACTTTGAACATAAAAATATTAATAAAGTAAAAGGTGACTGGGATGAAATTACATTTGATAAAAAGTTTGATGTAGTTTGGGCTCATAGTGTTTTACAAGAAGCAAAAGATCCATTAAAATTTTTACATAAAATGAATAAAGTTTGTTCAGACGGGGGAGTTTTATGTTTAAGTTTTCCAAGTAATGTTAATACCTTCTATGGAGAACCTGATCATAGAGTGTATGATACTGCAACACATCATATTACTATTGTAAGTTTAATTCATATGTTGGCACTGAGTGGTTTTAATACGAGAGACGGATTTTTACATAAACAACCTAATACTAACATCATTAATGCATTTGTTTACAAAGATTCAAATGACATTTATGATTATAATGAAAAGACAATAAGCGATTTATTAGAATTAATGCCTGAAATTTGTTCTGAACAAATAAACAAATTTGGGTACTTAACAAACAAAGGATTGCTATTAAAATGGTTATCTGGCACTATTGTAGACTATTCAAATGTCTAACATATTGTAGCACAACTAGATAAGTACTAATATGAAGAAACTTGTGCTAGTAACGGGCGGATTTGACCCCTTACACGACGGACATATATCCTATTTTATCGATGCTAAAAAACTCGGCGACAAGTTAATTGTAGGCGTTAACAGTGATGAGTGGCTCAGACATAAAAAAGGCAAAGAGTTTCAAAGCCTAAACATTCGTAAAACAATCATAAAACATTTAGACATGGTATCTGATGTCATTGAATTTGATGACACTGACGGCACAGCCTCCGGTGCTATAGAACTCTTACTAAAAGAGTACCCGCATGATGAAATCGTTTTTGCCAATGGAGGAGACCGGGTAGAAGAATCAACACCTGAAGTTAAAAGATTTGCATCCAAAGACAGAGTGTCATTTAAATTTAATGTAGGTGATGAAAAGAAATATGGTTCTCGCGATTTCCTTGCTTCTTGGGTAAATGCAAAAACAGATAGACCATGGGGTCATTATAAAATTTTATATAGAGACGACGGTGTTAAAGTAAAAGAGATTGTAATTAATCCGGGTAAGTCTTTATCTTACCAAAAACACAATCTTAGAAGTGAACTTTGGCTAGTTACTAAAGGTAACGTTGCTAACAATATTGAACATCCAGAAGATCCAAGACTAATTCATCAACAAGTACTACACAAACACGAGTTCACAAACATAGAACCAAATACTTGGCATCAGTTAAATAATCCTAGTACAGAAGATGTAAAACTTGTAGAAATACAATACGGTGAAAAGTGTACCGAGGAAGATATAGAACGTAAAGATGAATAGTATTAGAACATCACAGTGTAAACATGGAAAGTTTTCTTACTTTACTAATGATACTATCATTGGAAAAAGTTTAGATATGTATGGCGAATACTGTGAACAAGAATTTACAGTAATGTCGCATATGATACAACCAACGGATTTTGTATTAGACATTGGAGCAAACATAGGGTTACATACAATATGGTTTGCCAAACACGCATTTCAAGGACAGATAAGTTCTTTTGAACCAAATGAGTTTAGTAGAGAATTATTATATAAAAATTTAGCAAACAATCAAACTTCAAACGTGCAAGTATATAATAATTGTATAGGAGACAAGATTTCTTCAGTTTTTATAAGTTCTTATAGTCCACATATTCCTGGCAACTATGGAGAATGTACAGTACTAAACAAACGTTCTGGACCTTTCCATACTTCACAAATGGTTACTATTGATGGATTGCAACCTATAAAGGCAGACTTTATAAAAATAGACGTTGAAGGATATGAAAAGGAAGTAATAATAGGAGCTCGCGAATCTATTAAAAAATTTAAACCAGGAATGTTAATCGAAGTTAACGATAACAAAGATCATATAAGTTTTTTATGGAATGAACTAGTACCACAGGATTACTTACTGTGGTGGTTACCAGTTAGGAATTATAATCCAAATAACTTTAGAGGTGAGAAGAACAATATCTTTTTAAACAGTGGTGTTGTAAATGTTGTTGCTTGTCATAGGTCAAAAGCACAAGTTAACACATTGGATAAGATGTTAACACCAATACAAGGTGCAGATGATACTTATATAAAAATGCACAAAAGATTAAAATATTAGAAAATAACTATTGACTTTTTGAATTACAGAGTGTATTATAACACTTATAGTAATTAGACAAGGAGTCAAGTAATGGTAAGCAAGTACATAGTTCGTTACAGAACAGATGAAGATCCCAGAAGTAGAGAAGTTATCATGCTGGCGAATAGTCAAACAGACGCAAAATCTCAACTTATTGACGAATTCTCAGGCATAAGTGATTATGTCAATATTTTAAGCATTGAAAGTCAAATATCTACTGCAGAATCTCGCAAAAAAGCAGAACAATTTTTTATATAAATTTAAATAAAATAATAAAGCCTTGTAAATCAAGGCTTTTTTTATGACTATAATGGTTGACAGATTGGACAAAGATGCTATTATATAAGAGTAAGTTAAATAAACAGGAGAAAACAAATGAATATATTACTTAAACAAGCAGTTGAACAAGTTGTTGAAACAATGAAACAAGATTATATCAATTGGGCAACACATGATGGTAAAAAGCCGTTGTCTGGATACAATAAAGAAGTTGTTGATAATTGGAACATTGAAATTAAAGAAGGTCAAAAGTATATTAAACTTATCAAAAAAGACCATAAAAGTTCATTTGGTGGTGGTAGTGTAAACGGCTTTATTGTTAAAACTCCTACTAAAGGTTTTGTAGAAGGTGATATGCTTAAGGCGGCTGGATTTAATCAACCTGCAATGAATTTTAAACGTGGTAACGTTTATGAAGATGCTAATAATACTCGTATTGCAAATTGGACTGGAATTGCTTAATGGATAAAGAGTTTATTGAAAGGGCAAAGCAATTTGCCCGTAAGGCACATAATGGACAAGTTCGCAAGTACACGGGCTTGCCTTATGTTACTCATACTGAAGAAGTAGCAAGTATTGTTGAATCTTACAACGGTAGTAAAGAAATGATTGCCGCGGCTTTACTGCATGATACAGTAGAAGATACAGATGTAACTGTAGAAGATATTAGAAAAGATTTTGGTAATTCAACTGCTGATATGGTTAAATGGTTAACGGATACAAGTAAACCAGAAGATGGAAATCGTGAAGTTCGTAAAACTATTGACAGAGATCGGTTAAGCCAATCACCGGCGGCTGTTCAGTTAATTAAGGCGGCTGATATGATTAGTAATGGTAAAGATATTAAAGTAAATGATCCAAAGTTTGCTAAGGTATACATTGCAGAAATGGAGTTGTTGTTAAATGCAATGACTAAGATTCATTCAATGGATATATACAGTGAAGCAAAAGGAGTTGTAAATGCAATATGAAAGTAAAGTACCCGATAAGGTATTAGTACATTGTACAGATAATGGGAAAGAATGGGAAGGCACTGTTCTTTCTTCTTATAATGGTGTTGTTAAGGTTTTGTTAGAAGGCGTTTCTCTTAATTTTAATCAATATAAGAAAAAGAATCTGTATGTTGCTAATTTTAGTGGAATGGAACTAACAATTTCACTATAAACGATGCAGATAGATTTACACGGATATACAAAACATGATGCATGGAAACGATTTAAGAGTCATGTAGAAATATGTGACTTAAATGGTCTTCGTAAATTTGTGGTTATAACTGGATATGGTGCAATATATGAGGAATTGCCCAGGTGGTGTGAAGCAATATCTTGTATATCTTCGGTGAAAACTATGTTACCTAATCGTGGATCCTACCAAATTATACTAAAAAAGAAGAAAAAAGATTTAAAAATTTCTATAACCTCAAAAAACTCAGTAAAATCAATGGTTAATATAGCACCCTTATTAAAGAAATGGGGTTCTAAAGGTTGACAGATTGACGAAAGATGTTATTATAATAGTATAAGTTAACAAAAAGGAGATAATACAAATGGCGTTTATTAGTCAAAAAGAAAAAAAAGAGTTAGCACCAGCAATTAAATCGGTTCTTAAAGAGTATAATATGAAAGGTTCTATTGCTATTAATAATCATTCGAGTTTAGTTGTTAATATACAAAGTGGTCCAATTGAATTTGATCATTCACATGGCGATGGTTATACACAGGTTAATGTGTATCATATTGAAAACCATTATAATGGTGTTGCAAAAGAATTCCTAGCAAAATTACTTTTGGCTATGAAAGGTGATAAATGGTTTGATAAATCAGACTATATGACAGATTATTTTCATACTGCATATTACAATGATATTAATATTGGTAAGTGGAATAAACCTTATGTATGCCAATAAAAAAGGTTGACACTACAGTAAATGGTGTTATTATTAATAATATAAACATAAAACGACGAATAGGAGAAATACATGAATAGTTACGTTTTAGTTAAAGAAGGTTCTTATAGGAACCAAAAGATAAAAAACAAAGTCTTTCCAATGATTAAGAATGTACAGGAAAGTAAAACAGGAATGTTTGTTACTGTTGATGGTACAGAAGGCTTTGGTTCAGATAAAATTAGGGTAAAGATTAAATCCCCTACTGCAATTACTTTCGTTGATAGGTCAGAGTATGCTACTCAAGTTGAAGCATCCACACCTAAAGAAAGTTCAAAACTTACTGCTAAAGATGAAAAGAGAATCGTTGAAATTGAAGATAGGTTTGAAATCCTAAATGAGATGACAGGTGCTCTTAAGAACAATGATGTTAGGGCAATGATTGTTACAGGACCTCCAGGTGTTGGTAAATCATATGGAGTTGAAACTACATTAGAAGAACAAAGTGGTTTTGACGATTTACAAGGTGCTAGAAAGTTTGAGTTTGTAAAAGGTGCTATGACGGCATTAGGTTTATATGCTAAACTTTTTGAGTATTCAGCTCGTGGTAACGTTGTAGTGTTTGATGATTGTGATAGTGTATTACTAGATGACCTTGCATTAAACATTTTAAAGGCGGCACTTGATAGTGGTGCTAGACGTAAAATATATTGGAATGCAGACTCAAGTAAATTGAGAGCAGAAGGTATTCCTAATAGTTTTGACTTCCAAGGAAGTGTTTGCTTTATTACTAATATTAAATTTGATAATGTTAGAAGCAAAAAACTTAAAGATCACCTAGATGCTTTAATGTCAAGATGTCATTATATTGACTTAACCCTTGATACTGAAAGAGACAAGTATCTTAGAATTATGCAGATTGCTAGAAAAGGTGATTTGTTCCAAGGATACAAAATGGACGAAAGTGAAGAAAAAGAAGTACTTCAGTTTATGTTCGAAAAAAGAAAGTTCCTAAGGGAGATGTCATTAAGGATGGCACTAAAGATTGCCGACCTTAAGAAGTTAAGTCCAAATAATTGGAAAAACTTGGCGGCATCAACTTGTATGCGAAGAGCATAACAAAATTAAAAGGCACCCTTCGGGGTGTCTTACTTTACCTTAAGGAAATGATATGCAATTATATAATCCAGAGGACTTCGAGTATTGCCTGAAAGTAGCAATAGGTGTAATAGCAAGTCCGGTACCTCCAAAGTTTGTATCCAAGCCTATTAGTTTGGCAAACTATGATGTTGGCTTTGTTAACAATGCCGTTCGTAGTATAAACAAAGGAGAAGGTTTGAGTGACAGGCAAAGAGCTCTGACAATTAAATTAGTAAGCAAGTACACACGACAATATAAACGTTTAGGTATTGATGTAACTTCGATAGTTGAAAACCCGGTGTGGTCAAGTGAGTTGCGACAGGTAGACAGAACAAAATTTATAGACATTGACGAAGATATTATTACTATTAAGTTTCCATATAACAAAGAAATGATTAGAGAAATAAACTCGTTAGCAAAAAAATTAAGATCAATTCGTACTGGGTTTGATAAAGAAACTAAACAATACCAAACTTCATATAATGAATATAATCTAATGTCTTTGTATAACTGGTCTTCTAAATATGATTTTGATTATTCTGATACATTTAAAGATGTGTACAAAAAGTGTAAAAATATATTAAACAATAGAAGTGATTATGCAATACAATTAGTAATTGAAGATGATAAGTGTGTGCTACGAAATGCACCCGATACCCTAAAAGAATATTGGGTAAATAATATGTCATCTAAAAAACGTATAGAGCAAATTGTTTCAGCGGCTGATCAGAATTTAGATATTGTTAATAATAGTTCAAATATTATACTATCAAACATTGGTACAAAGATACTTAAAGACAGAGGCGGTAGATTTGATTGGACAGAATACACACCAGAACAAATATACGATTCAGCAGTTAATGAGTTTGGATTTGAACGTATTGGGTTTATTATAGACGGTAGAACTATGACAGAAGAACTTGCTCAGAACCTGGTAATTCTGGTGTCTAAACTGGGCAAAGACGTCTGTACAGTGCAGTTGAAGAACAATCAGCACCACTTTAACTGTAAGAAGTCATTGACTTCCGATACTAAATTTGCTATAATAGATAGTATACAAAGGTATTCTAATCCTAAGGTAAAACATGATTGGAAGCCGGATTTTGTTATTAGTACAAATTCAATAAGCAAGTTTAGACAGTACGGATTCAATATTCTTAATGGACAAACAGGTGTAACATTCGTAAATGATGCTTGGGTTTGTTATTATACTTTAGGGAAAATAAATGCCACAAGCAAAATTACTGATTAAAGATGAAGTAAATGTATCTATAAAAGGGTTAGAATTAGATGCTAGACGCCGATTACTTAATATGTTTAAGTATGAAGTTCCTTATGCAAGATATCTCCCAGCAGTTAGATTAGGAAGATGGGACGGCAAAGTTAGTTACTTCCAATTAGGTGGTAGTACTTACATTAATCTTTTACCAAAGATTATTCCGGTATTAGAAGAAATGAAATACCAAATAGAGTTAGATGACCAAAGAGAATATCAAACTAAATTTGATTTTAATGAAATTACTGCTGAAGCATTTTCGGATATGTCATGGCCCAAAGGACATCCTGTTGAAGGTGAGCCTATTGTGTTACGTGACTATCAAGTAGACATTATTAACAACTTCTTATCCAATCCACAAAGTATGCAAGAAATTGCCACTGGGGCAGGTAAGACATTAATAACGGCGGCGTTAAGTACAAAAGTTGAACAGTACGGAAGAAGTATTGTAATTGTTCCTAATAAATCGTTAGTAACTCAAACTGAAGAAGACTATATTAATATGGGATTAGACGTTGGAGTATTTTACGGTGACAGAAAAGAGTTTGGACATCAACATACAATTTGTACATGGCAAAGTTTAAATATTCTTTTAAAGAATACAAAAAATGCAGTAGCACCAATAACTATTGGAGAATTTATTGAAGGTGTAGTTTGTGTTATGGTAGACGAAGTACATATGGCAAAAGCAGAAGCACTAAAAACTTTATTAACAGGGCCTATGTCTACTATTCCTATTAGATGGGGATTAACAGGAACTATTCCAAAAGAAGATTTTGAATTTATGAGTCTTTTAGTAAGTTTAGGGGAAGTAGTTGGTCGTAAAAGTGCAAGTGAGTTACAAGAACAAGGTGTACTTGCAAATTGCGAAGTTAATGTAGTTCAATTAGTTGACCATGGAGATTACGGAAACTATCAAAGTGAATTAAAATATTTGTTAACAAATGATAAAAGACTAGACTATTTGTCTACATTAATCGACAAAATTGGAGAAGAAGGAAACACTCTTGTTTTAGTTGACAGAGTGGAGTCGGGTAAAGAACTAGTAAAAAGATTAGGAGACAAAGCAGTCTTCATTAGTGGCGCCACTAAAGCAACAGACAGAAAAGAGCATTATGATGAAATTGCAGATGTAGATAATAAAATTATTGTAGCAACATATGGTGTTGCGGCAGTAGGTATTAATATACCAAGAATTTTTAATCTTGTACTATTAGAACCAGGTAAAAGTTTTGTAAGAGTTATACAAAGTATTGGGCGTGGTATCAGAAAAGCAAGTGATAAAGATTTTGTGAAAATTTGGGATATAACAAGTACTTGTAAGTATGCCAAACGACATTTGACTAAACGAAAAAACTTCTATAAAGAAGCAAATTACCCATTTGTGATTCAAAAAACACAATGGGATTAAAGGACGGAGATCTAACTATGAAAGATAATAAAGCAAAAATGCCATCATCACAACCACTTCCTAAACAACCAGGAATGTTAATGTGGGAGGCAGGTGTTCATTACTTTGCAGATCCTTTTACTATGGAAAGCACAAAGCCTGTAGTACAATGGATTGTTGAGAAAAATTTAGCACCTGATAGTGAAAGACCAAAAGAGTTAACATTAATTATTAATAGTCCCGGAGGAGATGTTCATGCCGCATTTGCTCTTATTGATACAATGAAAGCAAGTGGTATTCCAATTAAAACAGTAGGATTAGGAATTATTGCAAGTTGTGGTATACTTACATTTATGGCAGGAACAAAAGGAAAACGTATTCTAACACCAAATACAAGTATTTTATCACATCAATATAGTTGGGGATCAGGTGGAAAAGAACATGAACTATTTGCTCGTGTTAGAGAGTTTGAACTATCAAGTGAACGTATGGTTGAACATTATAAAAAATGTACAGGTATGTCAGAAAAGAAAATTAGAGAAGTGCTATTACCAGCAAAAGATGTTTGGCTTTCTGCCAAAGAAGCAGTTAAATATGGTATAGCAGATAAAATTAAAGAGGTATATTAATGCAGATTCTTACACTAGAAAACAAAACTTTTGTAATGAATGACTTGCCTGAAGAAGTGGAAGATTTACGTTTTGGAGTTTTGGACAATAGTAACCCAAAAGAACCAGACTACTTTTTTATTCCCTTAATTTTCCTTCAAAGTTTTAATGCACCAGCATTAGTTCTGAAGATAGGAAAACATACAATTAGGATGCCGAGGGATTGGCAATTACTAATAGGTGAAGCGGAAGTAGGCGACTTAGAAGTTGTTCCATTAACAAGTTTAAATGATAGAGGATTCAATGCTTTTACTTTTAACCCACGTGGTGATTTTAGACCAGAGTTTTTTCCGGTAGAAATCGTAGACGTATATAATGAAGTAAAATGGTTCTTTCCTAAACTTAAACCAGGGCATTTATTAGCAGTGCCATTATGTGAAGGAGAAAATCCTCCTTGTGCATATTTTGTAGAAGATATAAGCAGAACGTCAGAAGTAGTAGATGTCTCAAAAATTTGGTAAATTAATTATTAAGAATAATGCACATGAGTATAGTTTGAAACTTAATGCTCAAGACGAGGTACATTGGCTTAATACTCAAAGACCATTAATTGAAAATGTTGTAAACTTTTTCAATGATAGACAATTAGTAGACAAAGGAGTTAATATTAAAATTGATTGGGATACTGACAATAATAGATGGTATCATATAAAATTTGAAAGTATTGACGATGCAAATTTATTTGAAATTACATTTGCAGAATATTTATAAAGGTGTTATAATACATTATGGCAAGTAAACTACCACTTAACAAAGTACTCGGAGCAATGGATCGTAAGCAGAAAGACTTCTACGATATTTTAAGTGACGAGGAAAAGAAGGCTTTTAGTGCCTTTCTTATGAACAGATATGCAAGTAGTGTTAAAGGTGCTTCAGCATTGCAAGAATGGTGGTTAATTGCTACTAACAAACGAGTGAACACAAATTTCTTTGATTTAACTAAACACCCAAAACTTCAATGGTTATTATTAACAACTGCTAGTCCAGGTATGGGTACTACTTTCCATGAATGGATTCCAGGTGGTAAAAAGAAAAATGCAGTGAATAACAAAATACTAAAAACTTTAAAAACACTATATCCTTTTGCAAAAGAAGATGAATTAGAACTAATGGCAAGTATGAACACAAAAGCAGACGTAAAAAAATACTTAATTGCCTTAGGTTACGAAGATAAACAAATAAAAGAGATGTTATGATAGATTGTAAATTATTCTTACTTTGGTATCCAGGTTCTGGAGGCAACTTTCTTCAGTCTTTGTTTACATGGGGAGATATAAAAAATGTTCCTTGTGAAATACATAATAATTTATATGATAGTACACCGTTTCCTAGTGTAGCACAAATTGATAACATGGACGATATACATAGTGTTGAAAGTGCTGAATTAGTAGGTTGTCATAATCCTCTTGATTTTTATTTAGATAATTATGAATTTAACTGTAAAGAAGCATGGGCTATTACAATAAGTGATTTAGAAACATTACAATATGTTACAGATATTAAAGATATTAAAAGTTATGGTGGAAAAAGTAAAAAGAAAGTTAAACAACGGCACTTGGATAACTATAATGAAGTAGTGGAAAAAGTTTCTAAAAAGATTGACAATTTATTATTATTCGATTATAATGATATTTTCGTTAAGAGAAAGATTTTTAAAGGTTGGAATGAAAGTATTAAACAATACCATGAAAAGAATTTAAGACTGTGATAACATTAATGGCTATAGCAAAACAAACAAGAGAGAACTACAAACCAGGTGATAAACCGTTTGTATGTAAATATTGTCAAAGAGGATTTAGTAGAGAAAAAACTTTGTCTACCCATGTTTGCGAACAAAAACGTCGTTGGCAACAAGAAAAAGATAAAGGTGTACAATTAGGTTTACAATCTTATTTAAAATTTTATGAAATGACACAAGGCGGCGATGGAGCAAAAAAGACCTATGGCGACTTTGTTAACAGTAACTATTATAATGCATTTGTAAAATTTGGTAAACATATGATTAATATTAGTTGTATTAATACTAGTGCCTTTATTACATATGTTATTAGGAATAATATTAAATTAGATCAATGGTGTCAAGATAAACATTATCAAGCATATTTAGAAGCACACTTAAGAACTGAAACTTGGCAAGATGCATTAACAAGAAGTTTAAAAACTATGGAATCTTGGGCAGACGAACATGGTGTACATTTACATACATATTTCTTTGCGGCAAATCCAAATAAAATTTGTAGTCATATTGTTAATGGTAGAGTCAGTCCTTGGATTATTTTTAATTGTGAAACAGGACAGAACTTGTTATCTAAATTAAATCAAGAACAACTATCGATAATTTATAGTTATATTGATCCAGATTTTTGGAGAAAGAATTTTATTAAGTATCATGTAGAAACTGCAATAGTTAAAGATGCATTAAAAGAAGCAAAATTATGAGCCATAGATTACCAGACGTAGATATAGACTTTGCAGACAGAGAACGTGTATTAGATGTTATGCCCGGTGTAGCGGCTTCTATGAACGAGCACGGGGTTGTTAAAAAGCATAACACTGGAGTTTATTATACAAAGATTCCTGTAGACCCAAGTACGAATATGAGTACACTGGATTATAAAATAGCAGAAGACAGAGGATATTTTAAATTAGATTTACTTAATGTTGCAGTATATCAAAAAGTAAAAAATGATGCACATTTAGATAGTTTAGTAGAACGAGAACCATTATGGGAATTACTTTGGAAGAGTCGAGAGTTTTGTGAACAAGTTATTCATATAGGTAACTATTATGATTTAATATGTAAAATGAAACCTGATAGTATACCTAGAATGGCAATGTTGTTAAGTATTATAAGACCGGGCAAAGCAAAATTACAAGGTAAAACTTGGAAAGAAGTTTCTGCAGATGTTTGGAATAAACCAAAAGACGGTGCTTATTATTTTAAGAAAGCACACGCAGTTGCATATGCACATTTAGTGGCTGTACATATTAACCTATTGTGCGAGGAGTATAAGTGACATATCTTGTAGATGATAAATGTATTAAATGTAGATATACAGATTGTGTATCAGTTTGTCCAGTAGATTGTTTTTATATTGGTGAAAATTCTATAGCAATTAATCCAGATGAATGTATTGACTGTGGAGTTTGTGAACCAGAATGTCCAGCAGGCGCCATTAGAGCAGATACAGACTTTGATCCTGAAGATAAAGAAAAATGGTTAGACATTAATACAAGAATGTCTGAATTATGGCCAAACATAACAGAAAAAATTGACCAGTTACCTGATGCAGATAAGTTTAATCCTAAACTGAATCCTGAGGTAGGTGATAAAACAGATGATTTAAGTGAGGAACCTGATAAAGGTTAATTAGTTTTTTTGACTAATTGTATACTTCGACGTTTAGTTCGTTTTTTAGATAAGTCAGTTAAACTTACTTGTGGACCGGCTAATACATTACAGTCTTTACTAACAAACGTTGTTAAGAAAGGTCTAAAATGCAACCAGTCTTGTTTAAGAAATATGTTAATTGGTATCATTCTATTTGATTCCCACCACCATGTTTCTGCAAGTGTTAAAAAATGCTTTTTTAACTCTATGTCTTTTATACGTTCATAGTCGTAAAAGCTCGTACAATGCGAGTCTCGATTTTGTATAATACCTATATATTCTTTGTCTCCATAACTAATATGGCTCAAAAATGGGTATTGTTCAAGTAGTTTTTTAAGTAGTTCGTCCATGCGTCTCTTTTATATAAATACAGTAGTATGTGGAAACTAAAATATAATGCAAAAATTAATTGGATATTTAATAGATCAAAAACAAACAGTTGTATATTCTCCAGATTCAACTGTAGAACATAGGAATAGAACAGTGTACTCACGTCCCTTAAAAGCATATAGAGGTATTAAAAATACTCTACAACTACAACTGAAAGATTCAGACCAAAAACCCGTTGTTATTACTGGTAAAACTTTTGTCTTTAATATTTTAAATCCTTCTACATATGTAGTTATCCTTTCTAAAACCGGCACCATATCAAATGCGAATCTAGGTAAAGTTGACTTTCCATTATCTGATTCAGATTTACGAAACACTGATGCAAATATGTATACTTACAGTGTGCATGAATTAAACGCAGATGGTACTAGATCCGTAGTTTACGGAGGCGACAATTATGAAGCAGGCGGAACAATAGAAGTTATCGATGGAGTTTACAATGAATTTAGACCTAGCACAGAAGTTAAAGTAATTTCTGATGTAGTTGGATCAGGCACACAAACAACAAAGTATACAAGTGCCGCAAACTCTTACCCAGAATTAAATCAAAATAAAGCACTTCATACTGCTCAATACTATTTAGACGGATATACAGGCACAATCACAGTCCAAGCGACTATGGATGATGTCTCTAACTTACTATCTGCTAATTGGGTTGACGTAACATCTAATACATATACGTCAAAAACGGGCAATGAATACGTTGAATTTACTGGCGTTTTTACAGCCGTTAGATTTAAAGACGTAAAAACACTCGGAACCTTAACAAAAGTCTTGTATCGTCCGTAGTTTTGTGCTATAATATAGCATAATGCAGAATATAATTTATAATACATTTACGAGTTTACTGCCTTCGAAGAAGAAGACAAGCCCAAGCGGTTGGGTAAGTTTTAGTGGCGAGTGTTGTGTACACAATAACGAGTCGCAAGATAAAAGAGGCAGAGCAGGTATAGCCGGAGGCGGTGATGGTGTTTTAAGTTATCACTGTTTTAATTGTGGATTTAAAGCACATTGGAAACCAGGATATCATCTTACATATAAAGTAAGAAAATTATTCCAATGGTTTGGTGCAGATGAAAAAACAATTAAAGGATTACAAATTGAAGCATTACGATTAAAAGAGTATGCAGAAGAAATTGGTGAAATAGAAGAAGTAGAAGAAATTACTTTTGAAGAAAAACAATTTCCCAATGATTCTGAAACACTTTTACATTGGATACACAATCCGGGCAAACACGAAGAACAAATTGTTGCAGTTACAGAGTATGCTATTTCTAGAGGATTAGAATCTCGCCTTGCACATTTAAGATGGTCACCAAGTAGAGCAGGTAATTTAAATCAAAGATTAATTATTCCGTTTTATTATAAAGGTAAATTTGTTGGTTATACAGGAAGATCGATAAACAATAATATACAACCTAAATATATGAACCATATGCAACCTGGATATGTGTTTAACATTGATGAACAAAATAGAGACAGAAAAATTGTATTAGTTATGGAAGGCCCAATCGATGCATTAAAGATTGGCGGGGTTGGGATAAACAGTAATATGATTAATGATACCCAAGCGGATTTACTTGACTCTTTAGGAAAAGATGTTATAGTAGTACCAGACCAGGATAATGCAGGAAGTAAAATAATTGATACTGCAATTGAATATGGCTGGGGTGTAGCCTTTCCAGATTGGGATAAAGACGTTAAAGATGTAAGTGACGCAATTGATACATATGGTAAACTATATACACTATGGAGCATTATTAACACGGCACAGACTAGTAAAATTAAAATCGAACTTATGAGGAAGAAACTTGGCAACTGATTATACAATAGACTTGCAAAAGTTATTTTTAGAGATGATGCTCAATGATGCAGAGTCCTATGTTAGAGTACAAAATATTTTTAACAGTGAAAACTTTGATAAAAGTTTAAGAGAAGCGGCAAAATTTATCGAAACACACACTGCTGAATATAGTACTATGCCTACGGCTGATCAAATTAATGCGGCAACAGGTAGTAAACTTAAACCAGTGAAAGAAGCAACTGACGGACATTATGAATGGTTTATGTCTGAATTTGAAGCATTTACTAGACGACAAGAATTAGAACGTGCAATACTTAAAAGTGCAGATTTATTAGAAAAAGGCACATATGATCCTGTAGAAAAATTAATTAAAGATGCAGTACAAATTAGTTTAACAAAAGACTTAGGTATCGAATATTGGGAAGATCCTAGGGCAAGACTTATGGCATTGAAAGATAACAACGGACAAGTAAGTACAGGTTGGCCCGCATTAGACAGAAAATTGTTTGGTGGCTTTAACAGAGGCGAACTGAATATTTTTGCAGGCGGTAGTGGATCTGGTAAAAGTTTGTTTATGCAAAATCTGGCAGTAAATTGGACTATGGCAGGACTTAATGGAGTTTACTTAACACTTGAATTGAGTGAAGGATTGTGTGCTATGCGTTTAGATAGTATGGTTACAGATATTCCAAGTAAAGATATTTTTAAAGACATTGATACACTTGAAATGAAAGTTGGTATGACTGGTAAAAAAGCAGGTAGTTTGAGAATTAAATATATGCCTGCACAAAGTAATATCAACGATATTAGAGCATATATAAAAGAATTGCAAGTTAAAATAGGCAAGAGATTAGATTATATTTGTGTTGACTACTTAGACTTGTTAATGCCGGTTAGTGCCAAAGTTAGTCCTAATGATCAATTTATTAAAGACAAGTATGTTAGTGAAGAATTGCGTAATCTTGCGAAAGAGATGGATTTTATTATGGTAACTGCTTCGCAGTTAAACAGAGCGGCAGTTGAAGAAATTGAGTTTGATCACTCGCATATTGCAGGTGGTATTAGTAAAATTAATACTGCTGATAACGTTATTGGTATTTTTACAAGTAGAGCAATGCGTGAACGTGGCAGATATCAAATACAGTTTATGAAAACTAGAAGTAGTAGTGGCGTAGGTATGAAAGTAGACTTAGAGTTTGATGCTAATAGTTTGCGTATTAGAGATTTAGGCGAAGAAGCAGAAAGTGATTACAAGAAATCTGCAGATACTAGTTCTGATGTAATGAATAAAATTAAAGCAACATCTAATATAAACAGTACACCAGACGATCAACCTGAAAAGATAGTTCGTGCTGATGTACAGTCTAATAAATTAAATGATATGCTTAAGAATTTAAAAACTTAATTTTAGGGTGTACTTTGTTAGATATTTTAAAACTTTTATCCAATTTTGAATGGTAGTCACCAATACTGTGATCGTACACACCATCAAAAAATTGCAGTTTTTTCCAAGCAGATAGACGTCCTCTAAATCTGTCTTTTATACGTTGCCATGTACTTAATCCGTTACGAACGTTTCCGTAATGATTTAAATAATGCATTTTACCGTAGTGTCTAAAACCAAGTAAAGCAGGTGGTACTCTTGTTACAGTATCGTTATTATTAACCCAACGACAATGTTTAAATTTAAGGCTTGATATGAACTCTTTATTACCAACACGTGGAGAACCATATGTGTATAAACACATATTTTCAAACTTGTCTTGTAGTCTTGCGGCACAGATAGTTGCCATTGCGGCACCTAAACTATGACCAGTTATAGTACATTCTTTTCCTTCATGTTTGGCTACAAATTTTTCTATTTTGGGCCAAAGTTTTTCAATTTCATCGTAAAATCCGCTATGTACTCTTCCAGCAACATCACTCTTATTTTTCCATGCTTTAAGATCAGCAATTATATCACTAGGTTGGCTTGGTTCTGTACCTCTAAAAACAACTGTTATAAGGTCTTTATTGGCAAGCAAATATGCTTGAGCTCCATCGATATTCAAAAAATCAACGTTTTCGTACCCTATTTTTTTAAAAGATGCTTCTAAAATTGGAGTTAGATTCTTATATGCCAGTGCAGAGAGCATTGCATGGTGTGAATCGTAGTTCATATTATAATTTCCCTTCATTAGTTAACTTACTAATATGTATTTACCGATATCTTTTAAATAAATAACATATAATACGGAGAAAAACTTTAATGCAAAACAAACATCGTAGTCTGCTTGAAGAATTAGACAGCATAGCAATCCCCCGAGATCGTGTACATTTAATTGAGTCTAGAGCTCAACACATCATTGCGGGTGCAATTAATCTAGTTAACTTAATCAGAGAATGTTACGATGATGATATTGTTGAAGAAATGGAACGTAAACTACTATTAGCAATTAAAAGGCAGGATCCTGCTAAATTTAATAATGGATTAAAGAAGTTAAAAAAATGAGAATTGATGAATTAGACAATAAAGCAAACTTTGAAAAGAAAGTTTTAGATGCTAAAAAGAAATTAGAAGAATTAAAAGCACTTTCTAGAAAAGTAAAGCAGATGTACGAAAAAGCAATCCAGGACTATGAAAGAGTAGAAACGGAAAATGCTGAAAAATTCGACAGTGATCCTTACGAATCTTTTAAAGGATGGTTTCAGCATATGTTTAAAGCAGATGTTGAAAAAGCAGTTGCTATTCCAGGTTTAACTATATCTGATGCTAATATTAAAAAAATTGGAAAACTTATTATTGCATATGCAAGTCAAAACTATTTTTTAAAACCTAAAACACCTTTTGCAGGTGCTAACACTTTTACAAAGATTGTAAAATCAATTGATCCACAATTAGTATCTGTTGCAGATACTATCTTTGGTAGATATGTTAGAGGTGAAGAACAAAAAAATCCAACTCCGGTTCCAGACGATATGAAAGCAGTATTACAAAATTTAACTCCAGAGCAAAGAAAACAATTACAGGATTTAATTTCCAAAGCCGGAGACAAAGCATAATGAAACTAAACGAAGTAAAATTTGAATATAAGTCCAAACAATACCTAGCAGAAAGTTGGGACGTTTTAACAGAAGCACAACAAGTTTATGTTGGTTCTTGGGAAAAGAAAGTTTGGCCTTTAGTTGAAAATTATAGTAAACTATTTGAAGCAGAACTTACACCAGATCAAATTAATGGTTTGTTTAGTAAAGCAGAAACAGTTGCATCACAAAGTGGAACTAATCAAACTGTTTTAGGTAAAGCAGGAAAAATTAGTGGCAACATTGCAAGTAAACTAAAAGCAGAAATTGAAAAACTAGCCAAACAAGCACAAGATTCACAACCTATACAAAATATTGATAATGCATTTGATGGATTAAGAACACAAATTGCACAAACAATTGGAAAAGGACCGGGTGGACAAGCAGTTTTAGGTATAGTTGATAAATGGAAAAATTATGTAAAAGAAAATCCAGCCAAAGGTGCATTTGTAATTGCGGCAATGACATCATCATTAGCATTTGCAAGTGGTGGTATTGTTTCAGGTATGGCAATTGGTTTCTTTCTTAAATTAGCAAATAATATCTTAACAGGCGACAAATTAAGTAGTGCAGTTGCAAAAACTGGTAAGCAAATGGCAATTGGTGCTCTTGCTGGTGGACTTGGTAAAGTTGTTGCCGACGCGGCGGCAGATTTATTTCCGGCAGAAGTTACAGATATATTCACAAGTTCAGATGGAAGTACAATAGACTTGGGTCAAGTTGAAGCAATGAATATGACGGCAGAACAACTTACTCCAGACGCAGTACAAGAATTATTACAAACTAGAAATGCATTTTTAGGTTTAGCAAAAGATTTAGCCACAGATAGCCCAGAGGCAAGTGATGCCATTGGTGAACAAATAAAAGAAATTAACGATAAGATTTTTGAGTTATCACCAGAAGGTGCAACAGCCAATGAAGCGGCAAACAATTTAGCAACTGAATATGGCATTAAAGGTGATGGTGTTAATTTAGAAAAAACAACATCTACATCTACACAAGACGGTGATGGTCCTAATGATGTAACAGTTGAACCAGCAGGATCAATTGATGCAGATAAAATACAAGCGGCTGGCTTAGATTATATGACACAACCTGAGTTAAGTGACGAGTTTAAAGAGTTCTTAGCAGAAAAAGGAATTGACGCAGATCAAGTACAAGCACAAGCAGGATTTGATAGAGCAGTTGGTAATGAAACTTGGTTAGGTGTTAAAATTGGTGGGGAACAACAACTTCAAGCATTTGATGGCAAAATGCCAGAAGGCTTTAATACAAATGCCGTAGCACAACAAATTGATATTCCAGATGGACTCCAAGGTGGACAAACTTTCTCAAGTGAAGTATCAACTAGTTTTGATGGACTTGAAGGACAGGATTTAAAATTTACTGCTGATTATTCATTTGAAGGTGTAGACGCAGATGGCAATGATGTTTATACAATAAAGAGTGTGTTTATTTCGCCAGAATCTAAAATTTCAGACGGAATGCTTGAAAGTTTATCCGATTCTGACCAAGAGGAATTTTGGGAATTATACGGAAAATATACTGGTGAAAATATAGATACAAGTGAAGCCGGTGTTACACAATATATTGATGACTTAAACCAAAAACTTGCAAACGGTTTTGCTGGTGCAGTAGCCACAGTTGCGTTAGCAGGTGCAGTAGCCAATGCAGAGAACAAACAAACAAAAGAATCATATGTAAGAAACGTTGAAAATCATTTAATGGAAAAATACTTGCAAGAAGGTCCAGCCTTAGATGCTATTAAAAAAGCGGCAATGGCAACTGTAAAAGGTGTAGGTACTGTGGCAGATAAAGCCGTTGGAGGTGTTACTGCGGCAGGTATGAAAGCGGCCCAAACTGCTATTAAAACTGGTAAAGCAGTTGGACATGAATTAGGTAATAAAATTACTCTTAAAAAATTACAAAGTGCTTGGGCAAAAGCAGGTAAACCAACCAACATTGCAGGTGTAGTTCAAGTTATGCAAACAGCAGGCATGGATGATGAACAAATTGGTATACTTAACAAAGAAGTAAAAGATATAGATTTAACTACTAAAGATCAACCAAATAAAGAACCGGAATCAGGATCAGATGCAAGTGCACCAGAAGCCAGTACAAGTTATATTGATATAGAAAAACTTGCAAACATAATTAAATCACAAGACTTAGACGATGAAGTCCGAGCAATTTTAGCCAAAAGTGCAAAGGCGGCATAATGTTAATTACAGAAATATTTGAACCTAACAAGCATCATTGGAATATTCTTAATGAAGCAGAAGGTAAAAACACGCATTTAGAACACGTTGAAGATTTAATCTTTAATGAAGGATACAAAGGTGCCTTAAGAGCATTTGATTATTTAGATGCAGTTAAAGGATTATTAGAAGGTGGACAACCAGAAGGTAAAATTACTGTTAAGTGGGACGGTGCTCCTGCAATTATTTGTGGAATAGATCCAGAAGATAGTAAATTCTTTGTAGGCACTAAATCAGTGTTTAATGCAAATACACCTAAAGTTGCTAAATCAGTAGCACAGATTAAAGAATGGTATTCTGAACAACCTTCATTAGAAGCAAAATTATTAATGGCGTTTAAACTATTACCTAAATTAGGCATAGGAACAGTTGTACAAGGCGATTTCCTTTTTGGCCCAGGTGATGTTAAAACTGAAGACGTAGGTGATGACAACTGTTATACATTTACTCCTAACACTATTACATATGCAGTGCCAGTTGATAGTGCTATAGGTAAACGTGTCGGTAAAGCAAAAATTGGAATAGTATTTCATACAGAATACACAGGTGCTACACTATCAGAAATGACTGCAAGTTTTGGTTATAGTGTAAGAAGTTTACAAGAAACACCAGATGTATGGTTTGATGATGCTAATTATAAAGATGTTTCGGGGATTGCAACACTTACTCCAGGTGAAGAAAAAGGCATAGATGATACTATTGCAACAGGGCGTACTACACTTAAAAAAGTAGGTACTAAAATGGATGCAGTATTATCGGCAGAATTTGCAAAATTTATTAAACCATTTATTAATAACAATGTAAGAGCTGGTGAACAAGTTGGTGAACCTACAAAGTTTTTAGAAAACTTTATGAATTATTACACTGATAAAATGAATAAAGAAATTGAAAAATTAAAAGGTGGTGCAGAAAGTCCTGCGGCACAAAAACGTATAGATAAAATTGAACAACAAAAACAATTTTTAGCAGATAATAGTAATACGTTACTATTGACATTGGCAGTATATCGTCGTATAATAAGTGCTAAACTAATGTTAATTAAAAAATTAAGTAATGTAGATAAAATTGGAACATTTGTAAAAACAGAAAATGGATACAGAGTTACAAACCATGAAGGATTTGTAGCATTTGGTGTAGACGGTGGAGCCGTTAAACTAAACGATAGAATGGAATTTAATGCATTAAATTTCTCAGCAACTAAAACGTGGGCAAGTTAATGGAAAAATATACTGCAACTGAATGGGCGGCAATGGAAGGTGGGCATGAAGTTCCATCTAAAAAGTTATTCGAATTTATGAATGATGAACTAGCAGAAGCACGATTATTTAAAAATCCTAAACAGTTTATTACAACAAAAAAAGAAGATATTGCGGCTAACGTTTATGCACACTTATTAGGTGTACAAGCAATGCGTTATACTGATCCAGGTAAAGCCAGTACATATGCTAGAAACACTTTAAGATTTAATGGCTTTGACGGTGTAAGAACTGGTGGAACAGATTTACATAATTTGATTGCAGGTTTAGAACGTAAAGGTGGTTATAATATTCCTACGGCACAAATTAAAAGATATTTAAAAAATGTACAAAACGGTGTAGTAGATACACAATTAGATAGACGTACAATGATGGCAGTTGAACGTTCTCTGTCAATTAGAGATAGTAAATTAACATCTATGAGAAGAATTATTGGCGACTGGCCTCGTGCTTTGCCTAATGAACAAAAAGCAGGTGCAACACGTTTAGGCTTTATGTTAAATCATTATGCAAGAGGTAGTGATTTAGCACAACCGTACAATCAAAGTGTAAAAGGTATTGCGGCAAATAATGCTAAAAGCCCTTATAACTCTGCACTTACTTGGGCGGCAGTGGCGGCTGGTGCTTACATAGGATACAAAGCAATTCGAAATCCAAACATTAAAAACATCAATAAAAACTACAAAGTAAAACCTGCTTAAAACTATCTATACATTATATTATAGTATATAAGGTGTTTGCAAGATATAAATATATTGTATAAGGCAACTTATATTAATAGCAATTATTATGGCATTATAGGCAACAACATTAAGGCACGACCAGGCACACATTAGGCATCCGAAAATATCAATCCGTTAAAGTAACGTAAATGAGGAAGCAATGAGTACAACTCGAGAAATAGAAAAAGAAAGCCTAGAAGCCCATGTAGAATTATGTGCGGCGAGGTATTCACGTTTGGAAGAAAAACTAGACAATCTAGAGGGTCGAGTCATCGGCATTGAAACTGTACTTGGCGAAATACGAGATACAGTTATCAAAGATAGAGAAAAACGTCAATCCCAACTTATTATGTGGGGAATGACTATTATTGGCTCATTAATCAGTGCAGTAGCCATTTTATCTTACAATTTATTCATTTAATACAATTCACAAAAAATCAAAACCGATTAATCTATACTAAATAGTAGTGTTATGCTTATATTAGAACTTTTTAGCGACGAAAATACAGAATTAACAGAAACTAAAATGGCATGGGGCCGTTCTGGTAATAAAGTTGTGCGTAAGTACAGATGTTCAATTGGTCGTTTAAAAGGTAAAATTGTAAGTAGTCCAGGCGCTTGTTTTAAAGCACCGGATATTAAAAAACGTATTAAGTTAAAAATGACTAAGGCAAAAGTCGGTGCTAGAATGAAGTTGAAATCGAAACGTACCAAACGTATCAATCCAGCAAGTAAACGTGTTCAAGCATTAAACAAAGCAGGACGTAGAAAATAATGAAATTTTCAGAATTATTTGAACAACCTATGACAGGCAAAGTAACTAAAGTTGCTGGCGATAGTGTTGAAATAAGTGATCCAAAAAAACCTGGAATCACTACTAAAGTTGATTTGAAAACAATGGATGTTGATAACTCAAATCCAAATGCCCCTACGTTAAAACCTAAGACAGCAAAGAAACAAGGACAAGGGTCAAAAATTAGACCAGGACAAACAGTTAGTATTGCATCAGAGATGGTCAAAAAAAAAGACTGACTGACCTTGAAGAAGGCATAAACGATCCAGCAATTTTTAAAGCAATATTCCTAGCAGGCGGTCCTGGTAGTGGTAAAAGTTTTATGGTAAAGGCAACGGCTTTACAAAGTATGGGATTTAAGTTAATTAATAACGATGCCGCATTTGAAAAATATTTACAAGATGCAGGATTAGATCCTAAAGATCCTGACAATATATCAAGTCCACAAGGACAAGAAATTAGAGATAAAGCAAAGCGAATAACAAAAAGTCTTCTTGCTATGCATCTAGGACAAAAACTAGGTTTAGTTATAGATGGAACAGGCAAAGACTATGCAAAGATTTCTAAACAAGCACAAACTTTAAGACAACTAGGATATGAAGTTGGCATGGTTTTTGTGAACACAGATTTAGAAACTGCACTCGGTAGAAACAAAAGTAGAGAAAGAGTATTACCAGATCCTATGGTCACAACTATGTGGAAAGATGTACAAAACAATATTGGCAGATTTCACAATTTCTTTGGAAGAAATATGTTTGTTGTAGACAATTCAGAAGGATCAGACACTAAAGGTGTTATTTTAAATATGTATAAAAGAATGCAGGAGTTTGCAAAATCTCCTCATACTAGTCCAATAGCAAAACGTTGGATAAAACAAATGCAAGGAAAATAACAAGTGGCATATTTTGAATTTTCTAATGGCGCAAGGGTGTCATTAACAAAAGATGAAGAAGAATTTTTAAATGAATTTAAACAGTCAATAAAACTGACCGATTTAAATGAAAGCCGATTAAAGTTGGCATTTATGTTAGTTAATAAAAGTGTACTCAATAGGAAAAAGAAAAATGGTGATCTCTACTATGTCAAAGAAAATAAAAAATAACGTATCTGTTACAAAAATTAAGAATTTTTTAGAAGAAAAATCTAATGATTTACCCGTTGTATCAATAAATGGTGCCCATGTTAAAGTGGGTAAATACTATTGCTTAGAACGTAATGGTGTATGGGAAGTATACGATAATGGTAGACTAATTAACTCGTTTACCTTACGAAAAAGTGCCCTTGCTTGGGCTGTAGCGTCATTACAAGGGCAAACAAGTGATGCACAACAAGTTGAAGCATATGATATGAAGTTTAATCGCTATTCTAATGATTCTTACCTATTTCATGAAAGATATAAGACTGCAACCGACGATTTTCGCAAAGAATTAATGTATATTAGGTGGGAAGAGAGCGAATATCATAAAAATAGCATTAGAGACCGATTAGATGAATCAATTAAAAAGATTCAAATCAACTAAATAGTAATAACGTAGATTAGGGAACTCACATGGAATTAAATGATTTAAATAAAGTAACGAGAAGCAATAAGTTAAACAACTTATTAAATACTCGTTTTGGTTTCGATTTTGATTTATCGAAAATGAATGAAACTATTGCTAACCAAATGCTTGGTACTGCAAACAGAGAAATGTCTGAAATTGCAGAAAGCAGTGGAGATTATCAAGTAAATAAAAAATACTTAATGTCTAAACTAGTTAAAGAAACAATTGAAGCATGGCAAGTAGAAAATAATTTAAATGTTAGCGAAGCACCAAAAGACGACAACACAGAATTATCAAAAGGCGAGTTAGAGCCAGGCGACGGTAAAATTGAACCACAACAAAATTCACCACAAGCACAAAGTAGACGTGCAAACGCATTACGTTTGCTTGTAGGTCCACAAAATTACATGAAAGCCAAACGTGCTTTAGATATGTACAAAAAAGGTCAAACAGTTCCCCCAACATTAATGCAAGGTCTTATGCCAATTATTGATATGATTGATGAAATTATGTCTAGTAATTTAGCAAACGTTAGATTTTTACAAATGGTTGACAAACGTGCAAGAAAGCAATTAGGTATTAAAGAGAGTGTTCTTAAAGAAGGCGAAATGGAAAGTGCTGAATTAGTATTAGCATCAAAAGACATGGTTGACAGAATTCAAAGTATGTTAGAAGATGTTAGTGAAATGCAGGCAGAAGATTTACTTCCATTAACAGATCAAATTCGTGACGAAATGGGCAACGAAAAAGCAGAAGCATTTATGAATGCGGCTAAAGGTTCATTAGAAAGTCTATTAGATGCTATTACAACTGCAAGAGCAGATATGGATAATGCATCACGTATTTTAACTGGAACTGCTACTGACTCTGGAACAGATTTAACTGCTGAAGAACCAGAAGTAGAAGCAGAAGCAGAACCAACTGAAGAAGCACCTGAAGAAGAAGCAACTGATGATGTAGAAGTTGATTTAGATGCTGGTCCAGAAGGACAAGAAGGTGTTGACGATTTAGATAGACAAGAACGTCCGTAATGAAAGCAAGTGATTTTATCACAGAGAGTACTCCCTCAGGAATTGACAAACTAATGAGTTTGTTACTATTCCTTAGAAACCGTGCTGAACAAAAAGGTGCAAAAAATCAAATATCTATGAGTGCATTATCAACCATGGCAACTGGTGTTGGTATTCCGTTATCATACGATAGTTTTTCGGCAATTCATCAACAGAGTCCTGCAATACAAAATTTAGTTACAGACTTTAATAAAGATACAGTTATTTTTAAAAATACTGATGGTAAAGATGACCAAAGTATTGCAACACCTGATGATGTGGACACAGAGCCAACAACACAAGTTGATAAAATGGCTAAACGTGCTCTAAAGAAACGTACATAATTTACTTGACTTCTAGGTCAATAATACTGTATAATTGTAACATACTTAATCAAAAAGAGAATTACCATGATAACCGAACGTTACGACTATACTCCCATCAAACGTAAACAAGTAGACGGCAAAAGATTATACACAACACCAACAGGTGAAGCAGTCCCCAGTGTTACAACAATCTTAGATAAAACTAAATCAGAAGAAAAGAAACAAGCACTTCGTAATTGGAAGAAACGAGTCGGTGAGGCTAAAGCACAAGAAATTGTAACTGAAGCCGCTGGACGTGGAACTCGTATGCACAAATGGTTGGAAGATTATTGTATTGCAGATAAAATTAATGAACCAGGTAGTAATCCTTTTAGTCAGCAAAGTCATAAAATGGCAGGAATTGTTATTGAAAAAGGTATGTCTAAAGTAAGTGAAATTTGGGGAACAGAAGTTCCTTTATACTTTCCAAAAATTTATGCAGGTACTACAGACTGTGTTGGAATGTACGACGGTGCACCCGCAATTATAGATTTTAAACAAACTAATAAACCTAAAAAAACAGAATGGATAGGTGATTACTTTTTACAGTTGGCGGCATATGCTGAAGCACATAACGAAATTCACGGTACTAATATACAAAAAGGTGCAATTTTAATGTGTAGTAAAGACTACGAGTATCAATCTTGGGTACTAGAAGGTGAAGAATATAAAAATACTGTTAAAATGTGGTGGAATAGGGTTGAGGAGTTTTATACAAAACACAACTAGAGCATAAATACGTTATAGGAGACTACAAATGGCAGTAATTCAAATTTCAAAAATTCAACACCGTAGAGGCTTAAATGCTGACTTGCCACAATTATCAAGTGCAGAGTTAGGTTGGGTGATTGATGAACGTAAATTATACGTTGGTAACGGAACAACATCAGAAGGTGCACCGGCAATTGGTAATACAGAAATATTAACACAATATAGTGATATTTTAGGTAGTATTAACAGTTATACATATAAAGGTGCAGAAGTTGGTTACACGGCACAAACAACATCAAGTGGTGCTAGTGTTCAACGTTCTTTACAAAGTAAATTAGATGATGTCATTAATGCCAAAGATTTTGGAATTGAAGGTGACGGAGTAACTGATCAAGCCGCTAAAATTAACTTTATGTTAAATCAGGTTTATTCACGTGAACACACTAACCCAGAATCATTAAAAACAGTTTATTTTCCAGCAGGTACATATATTGTAACTGACTCGATTAAGTTTCCTAGAAATTCAGATATTATTGGCGATGGCGCAGGATCAACTATCTTCAAAAGAACAACAAGTGCAGGTTTAGTTGGTGAAACATCTGATAGTAAACAACAAACAGGTGCAAACGTTGGTATAGGTGGAGCATTAAAACCTAAAAACATAACTATTTCAAATGTTCAATTTTATAATTCAGAAAATGATCATAACTTTTTAGTTGACCAAGCAAACCTAGTAACATTTACAAACGTTAGATTTAAAGGTAGACACGTTACAAATCCAGTTTCTCTTGGAAGTAGAAAAGCAGGAGTTGTATTAACACAAACAACAGCAACGGATACAAAAAATGTTAAATTTGAAAACTGTGATTTTGCAAAACTTGATCTTGCATTTGATTGTGACCATGATGCTAAAAACATAATTTTTAATAATTGTTATATACACGATAATTTTGCAGGAATTTTAGTTGGTGAAAACATTACCGGTTCATCACCAAGTGTAACAGGCCCACGTGGAGTTAAAGTTTCAAATTGTTTATTTGAAATTATTTACAAAGAAGCAATTAAAACAACAACCGTGCAAGAATTTTCAAGTTCATTTAATACATTTGTAACTTGTGGAGTTTCTGGTATTGCATCAGGTGGAACACCGACTGTTCCAGTTATTAATTTTGATAATGACAACAATATTAGTTTTGGCGATGCATTCGACAGAACAACATCACAACAAGCAACATTTCCTAATATAGAAAACAATGGTAAATCTGTATTTGGGTTAATTGCTGGTGATAAATTAAGTTATGGTTTACATACTTCAGAAGCAGGTAAAAGTACAACCTTAACTGACAACA